TGACCCGTGGCACCCTGCGGGACCCAAAGTTCGCTAGTCATTAGGCCAGGTTCATCAGGAAGACTGTATGGAACTCATTGTCCACACCAGCCTTACCGTGTAATCTGCCCAAAGCAGGAGTGGTATCTGCGGCAACAGCAAGAAGCTGTCCAGCGTGGTTAGAGCTTGCTCCAACCAATGTACCAACAGCAGGAGTACCGTCTATTTTAACAGAGGCTAAGCCTGCTACCTGCACCCATCCGTAGTAATCTGCTTCAAGATCAGCGCAAGTCACACCTACAAATCGTCCTGCAACAGCGGCAGGAGCAACTACGATATCCTTGTAAGGACTCTTAATAAGACCAACAGTATCCGTACCTGCTGTAATAGCAGTCTGGAATCCGTCTGGCTCATCAATCGTGATTGTTCCTGTACCGTTAGAGGCTACCGCAGCATGACCTTTAATCTTGTACATCTCGTGTGGAGTTGTAGAAGCTAGATTAGAGAACAGGTACCCTTCTGCATATAAGTCTTTAGCGGCAGCAGTAGCACCAAGTGTCACACCAATAGTTGTGCCACCAGCAGCACCGCTAGTTGCCACTACTAAGTCCTCGTCATGGTTTCCTGCTGGAGCCTCACTGGCTACAACCAGTCCTTCTCCAATTGCAGTTCCACCATTTTCCACATAACGGAATACTCTTCCGTCAGGGAGTGCCATAGTAGCACCATAAACTTGTCGTTTCTTAGAATTGGTTTGTTTTTCAAAACCATACCTTCCGCTTTGAATCGCTCCAAAAGACATATCAACCTCCTTAAAGGTTATTTATTTACAGGGTTTGCCCCTGCGACAGGCCGATATTTATTACCCGATGTACCTCGGCCTATCGTTACAGTTACATCGGATACTTAGATTAGTGCTGCTTCATATGGGAACGCATCTTTGAAGCAAGCGCACCCTTGTTTCCACTAGTACTAATCTCAATGCCACAAGCCTCGCACTCCTGAGAGTTTCCGGTCTCGGCATTGCTTACTTCCTGTTTTTCCTCAACGGCTCGCTCAACACACCACCTACATTCACAAGTATCACCTGGAGGACGCTGGAACATACCTATCCTTGCTTTTCTTAAGACATAATCAGGACTTCCGGGAACTCCTTTTACAAGGCTTCCAACTGGAAATACTGTCTCTCCGGTAGCACTAAGCCCCGGTGCATGTCTATAGAGGTTGGTCTTGGGTGGCCATCCGTCAACATAATCCCAAGCATATCCGGCCTCTCCAAGTTCCTTCCTCTGCTTCTGTCTCTCTGAGGTAGTTACCATCATAGTCCTCCCTTGGTACTATGCAGATGTAGTTATCGCAGCAGCATCATAAGTCATAGCTGCTCCACGAGAATCGTCAAGCTCAAATACTCCGTAGTCGGCCACCATGACCAATTCCGTTGCTCTGAGAGACGCATCTCTTTGTCGCTCTGTCTTGGTGTCAACGCTCTTTAGTACACAAAGTGCGCTCTTGTCAGCGATAACGCCAATAGCATCGTCACTAGCATCAACGCTAAGGTTTCCATCTTCAAAGATGGGAACACCGTTGAGTGGCCTAAGCCCACTAAAGAACTCTCCGAGCAAGTCCTCAGACCATCCCTTTGGAACAGGGTAGGTAGCTGATGCAGTTACCGCAGTATTTGCGATATCAAATACAGCATTAGGATGCTGGAGAATGTAAAGCTGGGAACCAAACTTGTTTGCCTTCGCATAGGAAATAGATGCAGCTACGTTAGCTAGGCTAAAGGTTGCACCTGCTGCTCCAAGCGTAGTCCCGCCATTAAGACCTGAGTACAGTGCATGTACGTCAGTATCTTTCTTTCTCGCCATGCCGTCACCGAGCTGTCTTCCCACGATGGAGAAAACATTCTCTGCTGACTGCCTGACAAGTTTGTCAGTCAATATAACCTTTGCACCAACCTCACTAGCAGTGAGATCAACCGTGGTCATACCTATATCTTCTTCATCAATTATGTCTACTCCGTCCTGAAGATCAGATATTGTCATCTGATTCACTTTCGGAACGGTCTGCTGCTTTGCCCCCGACGGAAGCGTGAAAGACTCGATTAGTGCCATAGCAGGAGCGTTATGCTCCTCCGTATATCGAGACGCTGCGATTATAATCTTCTGGGCATTTTCCAAATTACCAGTTGTCGCTGTCTGAGCCATACTATATCCTCCTGACTAGATTATTGAAGACCCGCTGCCCTTCTGGCAGCAGCAACAGCGTTAGCTGTCCTGTCTCCGCTATTATACCGATCCAGCCAGCTTCCCTCATCAGCAGCCACTTCTGGACTACCCTGACTGTTGTCTACTTGCTGCGGTGGAACTTGCGACTGCTTGAGAGCCGACAGTTCCGCATCTCGCTGCCTATTGTGTGAAATCGTCTTGGCTGCGTTTTCCATAGATTGTGGATCATCATACCTACGCAGTTCAACCAGATCATCTATCCCCAGTTTATACATCTTTGCCATCTTTTCAGCGGCTTGCTGCTTTCCCTGTAGATGATCTCCGTACCTTTGCGCCTGCTGTATAAGTTCCTGCTGGCGCTCCTCACTCTGCATATACTGTGCAGACAAAGCCTGAGCCTGCTCTGGCTGGTAGCCCTGCTGTTCTAGCTGGGTTCTGTATGTGTCAGCCTGTCCCTGTAGTGCCGCCCTGCGTTGAACCTGTTCATATTGAGCAAGGTCCTGTTGCATCCTAGCTAACTGCTCTGGCGTGTACTGCGGTGTCGCAGGTGCGGTGGCAGGTTCAGCCGTACCGGGAACCGGCTCAGTAGCAACCTCGGCAGGGGGAGCCGTGGCAGCCGTAGGAGCTGGTGCTTCTTCGGTTGCTGGCTGTGCGGTAGCCTCTGGCGCCGTGGCCTCAGTAGTTTCAAGAGGCGTTTCTGTCTGCTCGGCAACAGCGTCACCTCCGGCCTCTGGGGCCGTAGGAGTCTCTGTTGTCGTAGCTACTTGCTCTGTATTATCTGTAACCATATACCTATATCCCTCCCTTATTCTTCAAAGATTAACCACAATATGTGGTATTTGTCAAGAATCTAATCGCAATTAGATGCCTAGCCTTCGCCTTGTTGATACCTTTTCAATAGCAGGCGTTTGGTAGAATCCCCAGTACAGTAGCTTTTGCTCAAGTTCTGGGTTATCCATTCTCATTTTATCTCTTACTTTAGACGCATATGAAATAACTTCTTTTAATCCGATCTGCATACCAGGAATCTTTGCCTCGTCAGACTTAATGAACTCTGACCGGGCAATACCTCTTAGTGATTTATATTTTTCCCACTGTCCACCAAGCCCGTAGTTTTCTACAAGAACAGGCATAACCTCCCAGAACCCAGATGCTCTTATAGCGTCAACGTCAGAATAATACCTTTTCTCTACCTCGGTCCTGCCTGCATTTATCTCTGCGTCCAGTAGCTTCTTATCAGAAGGAGAGAGGCTGTCTTTAAATTGCTCTCTTTCCTCGTAGAACAAATCAAAATCAAGTAAACCTAATGCAATATCCTGCTCAGTAAGTCCTTCTGCCTGTGGCTGGATTGAATAATACTCAGACAAAAGTACCTGCCCTCTGGTTCTTGTATCTTCGCCTACTGTGGGTTGTATCTCGTAATACCGCCTTCTTGTATCTACGTCTGCGGCCTGAATAGACTTTGGGTACTTTAGCTTAACACTAACAAGAGCGCCCTCGTACAGGGCGTTAGTTTTTTTATGCGCTTCTCTCCACAGTATCCTATCTGATATACCAGATGGACTCTGGTCTATCAAGTTTACGGTGGTTCCTGCTCTCTTCTTCTTTTCAAGCTGATCGTCCCTGACGGAGCGTAGCTCTGATCCTGCATTTCGTGTCTGGTCAATATCAGTCCCTGTTTCCCTAGCAGCGACCTCGACTTTTGTGCGACGGATTTCTCCTCCGTAGTCTTTATAAACCCTGCGACCCATTCCACCAAGACCGGGAAGTTTTCGGAAGACACCCCCAATGCTCCTGGTGGGTCTTTCTACTTCTGTTAGAACGTCCTTACGCTGCTCGGGTGTTAGTGCCGTCATATAACTTTTTCTGTCCACGGCGCTATCTATAGAATCGTACTCGTCTGCAAGCTCTTGTATTGTTGGCTCTGAACCGCCCTTTATCAAGTCATATATAAGATCAACTGCGTTTAGTCCCTCTCTTAAAACCCCCCCTCCAAAAGTCTCAAAAAGTTTGTCCAGCATAATTGGTGACTCAAGGCTGTCTGGAACCTGATCTCCAAAAGAATCAGATAAATCCTTTAGCACAGGTGAAGTCCACGGCTGATACTGCTCTGGAGCAGGAAGATTCTTTAGATGCTCTGGAACTATGTCTCGGTTTCTATAGAAATCATATCCGGTTATTATTTCCGCGGTAGACTCCGCAGCCTCTGGGAGAGGGGGTAGAGGGAATCCCGTTTTTGTCATACTAAGCGGAGTGACCTCTGGTATAAGCGTCTTAATAAATGTGCCGGTTTCAACCGGGCTGTCTGCATAGAGCTTTTCCATCATATATGTTGCAGATCCAAGAAGAACCGAAAACTCACGAGTTTTTGGAATTATATTTACCCTTCTGGGTACTGGGTTGCCGTATGAATCTTTCTCGCTAGACGGTAGCATAACAACAACGCTGGTTAGTCTTTCGTGCAAAGGTATATCAAAATACTCTGGGTACTGCATGTTATAGTAGGTAAGCCCTAGCTGCCCTGCTGACACAGATGCAAGCCGTGAAGAATACCTCAGATACCCTTGAGCCTGACCAGGGCGATAGAGCATCTTCATTCCTTCCATAGCAGGGTTAAGGAACAGTATGTAATCGTTTAGCATCTTTATCTTGCTCCCTCCCCTGCTGAAGTTGATGGTCGCTTCAGTAGCATCATTAACGGCAGCTCTGGCTGCAGGAAGTTCGGATAGCCTGTAGACTTCGTCTCTCATCTGGATAGGCGTTCTATAGTCTGGGTCAGATACGGGTAGCTTATCTCTTGGTGTCCTAACTTTTAGTCTGATGCCCATCCTTTGTAGCCACTTCCCTGGCCTTAACACATACAGTTCATCTGCCCACCCTGGGGCAAGTTCATTCATCTTGTTTTCAAATGCCACCATTCTAGGTGCTAATTCACCAGACTGCCCAACCCGCTCAAGGGGCTGTTTTATAAAACGATTCCATCCGGCATTGATCTTTCGTACTGCTTCGGTTGCCGTGCTTGGGTCTCCTCCTGCGTCTTTAATAACTTTCGCATCGTCTGCAAGTTGAGCAGGAGAATACTCTTCGGCCCGCCGTCCTTTTATCATTCGTGGGATATCTTTAATAGCTTTCGCCCACGGTGTTCGTGGATCGCCAGCAGCTTCCCTGATAGCGTCTAGCGGGTCTTTTTCATAGAACTTTCCACGCCCGCCTGTCACCATATATAGTCTTCCGAGCGGGTCTGTTTGCATATCAAGAAGCGTCTTTTTTAGTTTGGAAAAAGACTGCCACGGCATTATTCCCCTACTAAAAAAAGCCACCAACGTATCGTTTAGTGTATTGGCAAGAGCAAACGCAGGATTATATGAAACAAGTAGCGCCTTCCTCCACGAATTAAATCCTGTAAGTATATTCCTGGCATCTTTGAAGTGATACAAAAACTGTGCTTCGTTATATAGATCCTCGCCAACTTCGACTACCTTTTTAACGCCAGGTTCATTTGGGTCAAAGTAAGACAGGGCATTTTTAGGGTCTTCTTTCCTTCTAAACATTGCTTCATAGTTTATTTCCCCTTTGATTCCTCCACGTTCTAGTGGGATATCGCCAACATCTGCTGCGCCTTTTAGTAGCCTTGCTGCTTCGGATGGGTCTGTTATCTCCCTGAGACCTGGATGGTTGGCATATTTAGCGTCCTCTATCATGGTTCTTTTTATTTTATTTGTTAGTATTCTGTGCTTGTGGGAAATAAGTGTTTTCCTTAGCGTCTCCATAGGGTTGGCTAAAAGTCCCTCTGTACCCTCTTCAGTAAGCCTTTTAAGAGGAATTTTGGCATCCTGAACCCACCTTGAAATTTCTCCAGGTGCATAGTCCCTATCAATAAGATGAATCGGGCTATACCACGGGTATCTATTTTGTAGTAGGTCAGATAGTTCTTGACTGTAAAATCCTTCGGCAACATTTTCATCACGTATCTTTTTGTATGCTAATCTAAACTCGTCTGCAGCCTCGGTCAGTTCTTGATATAGCTGCTCAGATTCAGCGGCATCCCTACCAAGATTCTTCAGTTCTGTGTCGAGTAGCCCGCCTGGCTCAAAGTCTGCCTTTTTGTACTGTCCGTATATATTACGGCCAGGGAACTCCATAAATACTTCAGGTGCATGGCGTATTGCCTGCATCTTGCCAACAAGATCAATAAAGTCCTTTCTCTCAGCAAGTCCGGGCGCTCTTACCCCTGCTATCTTTTGCACATCGTCTGCTTCTATCATTGCCATAGGACCAATTTGGGGATGCTGGTTAACTAAAACATTAAAATTAAGTTCTGATATTTCGTCAGCCTTATCTGGCTTTATTCTTTTAAGCGCTCCTACTCCTCCTCTAAACCCTCTCGATACCCAATACTTGTCATGCCACTCCTGCATAAATTTATTCCACCGTGAGGGTGGTGCTGGTGGCCTCACATCTTCTGGTATTGCTCCCTCTGGTACTGCTGGTCCACGAGGAGGTGGAGGCCCTTCTGGAACTATCCCTTCTGGAACTATCCCTTCTGGAACTATCCCTTCTGGAACTGCCTGCAACGCTGGAGTCCTGCCTGGTGGGATTAGTCCTTTTTGCGGACGGAAAACCTCTCTGGGATAAGACACTTTAGTCCCTGCAATCCATCTTTGTAGCTGATCCCGTGTAGCCTGTTCCATCGGATCAAGTCTCGCTATTTCTTCAAGCATACCCGGAACCCTAATCGAGGGGTCCATACCTATCCTTTCTGCTGTTTCTTCAAGCATACCGGGAAGCACCCTTTGCTCTGGAAATTGGCTCTGAACTCCTAGGTTGCGGAAAAGCGGCTGGTCTGGCATGAATCGTGGGGACGGATCAAGGGCAGGAGGGAATTCTAACTGCTGGGCAGTACGTGCCATTACACTAGGATCAAGTGGTGCCTGTACTGGTTCCATGGGCGGTTTAGGTGGAGCTGGGAAAAGCCCAGCTACATCCCTGCCAACCTGTCTAGGGGTAGCCTCTAGCATTGGTGCTACTACTCGTGCTTCACGGGCTGCTGCTTCGGCTGCTGCTTCGGCTGCTTCTCTGGCCGCAACGCCAGTAGCTGCCCTCAGTCCTGCCCTGCCAGCCCCAAGTCCAAGTTTTGTAACACCTCCAGCTATTCCTACGCCAGGGATAAGTTCTACTGGGTCAAGAACAGCTTCTACTCCTGCTGACTGCCACCACGGTATTTCTCCTGCCCCCTTTGCCTGCCTATATGCTGCCTGTACAGATTCAAGTGGTCCGTATCCGGCCTCCCGAAGCTGTCTTTGTCTCTCTACAACACCAGGCTTTCTGAGTCCAGGTACATTAGCGAAGGCAGCAGCAGCCCCTGGTTCTACAATCTCGCCCCAAGTTCCAAGTGCTTTAATCGCAGGAAGTTCTGCGGCTCTTTGTAAAACAGGCATTGCCTGCCCCTTGGATATCTCCAAGGCTGACCGCCAAAACTCTCCTGTAAGCGGATTAACTGAAGTTACTTGCTGCGGTGCGGTATCTCTAAAATTTGCCCACATATCGGGAAGTGCGTCACGGTACATCCTAGCCATAGGCAGAATGTTTCTCCCTGGGCCAATGCCGCCTAGCGAGCGTATACGATCCCACCAGTTTACTGGTTCAGGAGCAACCGCTTTATATCTTTGATTGGGTGGCATCACCATTAGAAGAACCTTCTAACCGCTGGTGCGAACCTCGATGTTGGGATAAAACCCGGTCTATTCCTTGGGCTTGCCTGCATATATCTATCTGTCCAGGGGAAAGCCGAGAGAAAGTCTACAAATGAAGTTGCAGACGGATCTTGTCCCTGCCTGAGTGATTGCCCCAGACTCCCCATGTACTGGTTCATAACATTTCCATACTGGCCTCGCCAGTACTTTTCTTCAGCCGGAGAGAACCCTCCACCTGCTCCACCAAACGGAGCAGCACTATAGTATGCTGCTTCTGGAGCGGCCTCTAAAACATAATCCTGCCAAAAGTTATTTCCGTTTTCAGGCATATGGCACCTCAAATTCTGGTCTTATCATTCCTTGTTGTCCCGCTACATGCCCAAGCCAGTCAGTCGTGGTTGCCTCTGGTCTGGTTGCTGCCCAGTCCTGATATGCCCTGTTCATCCCTGCCTGCTTTAGTCCACCGTAGATTGACCCAGCCCTAGGGTCGTATGTAGCCATAGAAACCAAAGATGAAGCCATCTCTGGATCTTCCAGCATATCTACATATCGGTTATAGCCAGGCATTGTAGAAAGTTCCTGCGTGGGCTGTGCGCCAAACGCCATATTCCTTGCAAGGTTCACCACGTTGCCCCAATCGCCAGCCGTAAATCCTCCATCAAATCCTACTGGCGAAGGAGTTGTAGCTTGTCCCTGTCCGGGGAAAGCTCTCCATACATCTGTTCCTGCCTGATACGCAGGACTTCCTGCCCCACCGCTTAACCAATCCTGAAAGGTTGGTTGCTGTGAGGCAGTCATGGCGGGATCATAGCCCATTAGATATCGCCCATACAGGGGCGATCTTGTTCTAGATAAAAATTGTGACGCTCCCGGTACATCCCTGTATCCTGGGAACATCTGCCCAGCAGCAAGGCCGTAAGCCTGCTGCATGGTCAGGTCAGGAGAAATGCCAGGGAGCAAAGCGTTACCCACTCCTGTTTCTGGGGTCCACATATACTGTCTTAAATTCTCGTTCCATTCATATGGCATGAAATTCCTCCTGTGTCAATATTAAATAACCCATTGTGACGGTGGTCTTCCACCGTAACTTACAACTGGTTGGTTCCTTAATCTCTCAGCCTCTTCCAACATCATTTGAGATGCACCTGGCTGTGCATACGGGAAGTTTGTAATGGCCGCATATGCTCTTGCCATGTCATCCTGAGATCGATTCCCTGCTAGCGGAGCCATTGGTAGGGGCTGTGCTGTAGATGATATAGGTATCTGGCCTGCGGAGAATCCTCCTCCGTTGGAAATCTGATACCCCATGTCTACGGGGATACCTGCGCCATTAGCGCCCGGCATCCCTCCATTAGCACCTTGGTTCATTACATTAGATGCAAGTATCCGGTCGGCTGATAGACTCTGAGCCTGTGCTTTGTCAGCATCTGCCGCCTGTAGATTTTGGTATGCTTTGGCCTGCCCTGCGGTAATGCCCGCAGTATCTGCGCCTGTCTCCATTCCAAAGGCTGATGTCCCGGTATCATATCTTTCTTTTGTGGCATCGGCCAATGCAGTTTCAGTTGGAGCTGTGGGGTCGACATACCACGGAGTTCCTTCCTGCTGCGAAAGCCATCCGGCAAACCCAATCTCCTCACCGATAGGAGTGGTATAAAGATAATCGTTATAGTTATCATATAGCCTGTTAAATGCTACTTCCCTGAGTCTTTGGATTCCATACCCACCTTCTCGTATTCCTGCATGGGCCATAGCAATCCTTCTAGAATATTCTGCGTTTTTGGCAATCTCCTGCACATCTCCTTCATAGGACATTGGCGATGTTGCTTTCCCTAAATTAAGTGACGATTCAACTAGCGAGTCCCATCCTCTTTGCATCTGGTCTGGATTAAAGAACTCATTCTCAGACGTGGTAAATCCCTTGGCAAGCCAGTCACCATAAGTCATACGGTCAGCATCAGTCCACCCAACTGGGTCTAATCGCTGCTGAAGAAGGAACTTACCAAAGTTCACATTTTCCATGTTCTGCAACCTGTTTTGCACAGATGCAAGATTGGCCGTGCCTCCTAAAGACTGTCGAGCTACAGAGTCATATATAGCCCCAGGGCTAAGTCCCCAGTAGCGGTCATCCGGGTCTCCATAGAGATGGGCATACAGGTCGACAGCTTCCCGTGCAAGCCCAGTCGATGTACCAGCGCCAGTCGTTGTACCAGCGCCAGTCGTTGCCGCGGTAGCCCCTGGTGCAGCAGTTCGCCCCACCGTAGGTTGTTCCCCTGTAGCTGTACCAGCAGTATCTACATCAGTAGACCATTTTTTTTCTGCCACATCCGGGTCTCCCACTGCGCCCGGTGCTTCATCTATCGCTATGGATGGTTTAGCTACCGCATCTGCCTCGGCTGTAGCTAGGTCAATATCTTTTGTAGGGTCAATGTTAGAGGCAGCCCTCTGCCAGTCAGTCGCAATTTCTCTAGCAATATCACGAATCTCAGCATCTGTCAGGTCTGGATATTTCTTTTCATTATCCTTGATCTGTCTGGCTATCTCGGTTGTAATTTCACCAAATGACCAGGGCTTTGATGCTATCTTTCCTGGGGGTTGCACAAGTCCGTACTGCTCGGCTAGTCTATCAGATGCGCTTTGGTAATAGCCTGCCTTTAGTTTAGACAGGTCGGGAAGAACTTTATTCTTAATAGGATCAAGTCTTCCCATAGTCTGTCGGGATATCTGTCTTGCTTCCTCAACACGGGCATCAGCAGGGATTACTAGCTGCTCTTCTTCGTCAGTAGATCCAGTCACGGCTTCCCCAACACGGCCAGCCAAGGATTTTACGAATCCTTTACCTTTTTCTAGGAGTCCTGGTTCGGCCTGAGTGTCTAGCACTTCGCCCGAGACGGCTCCCCGAAGGTGTCGTGGCAATCCTAACTCTTCTTGTTCTGCCAGTTCATCTACTGAGAGGGCGAACTCTCTAAATATTGGGTCATATTTACCTAGCCCCCCAGTATAGTCTACAGGTGCTGCGGTTTCTTGTCCGGGTCCTCCGGTTGCAAGGTGATCTTGTAGGGGAGTAGGAACTACCGCTGGTCGTGGTCCAGCCTGAGCCTCGCCAAGGCTTGTTGCCCGAATCTGACCAAGAGCCTCTGGAGTAACAGCAGGTTGCTGCGTAGCAACTTGCCAGAACTCTGGATTAAATCCAATGCCCCCAATTGATCTTTGCCCTGTTACAAATGGATTTAGTGGTGTATCTTTGCCTTGACTCGCCCCTGTTATAGCCCTGTATGGAGCAGTAGCGGCTCCAGTAACGGCTCCAAGAAATTTCTGAAAGTCACTTCCGGGGTCTGCATAAGTTTCCTTAAGCGTTTTAGCCAGGCCGGACTGTATGCCTCCTGGCAAGTCTCGCAAAGTCTGCAGTCCGTACTGCAGCGAGGATGGCCGCACAGGTCGATCACCTGCATCTGGCCGAGCTGTTGCAATCTCCATCGCACGATCTCTAAGCGCTTGCCGTAGCTGCAAGGTAGAAAGCCCTGAGTCTTTTGTGATTCTATCAAATGTTGTTTTTTGGGTTGGACTCATTACCGAATACGGATCTCTGTTAAAAACGAGATTAGCATTATCCGGCATATTTAAAAATACGCTTGCAATATTCCTTGCTTTTGAGGCAACCTCCTGCTCTTGCTTACGGTACGTGGCAAAGCTGGCTGCGTCTACATCGGTAGACCACTTGGTTGGCTGCGGATCATCTGCTGGAATTCCTGCAAGAAAATCCCCGGTCACGCCTTTTCCATCGCCTGCGGCAGATTCAAGAATACCGTCATACCAACCAAATGGTTCAAATTTTTGCTGCTCTCTTGCCATAGTTATCCTCCTGGTCCAACAAGACCAAGTCTTCTTAATCTTTCTTCTTCAGACTGCGCTCCAGGTCTAGGGCTACCTGGCGGGACATTTGGTCCTGCCTGCGGATTAGGAGGTGGGGGTGGAACCCCAAGTCCTGCTGGAGGCATCACCTCTGGCCTGGGCATAGGTGGAGGCCCTGGCGGTCCTGGCGGTCCGGGTGGTGGCGGTGGACCGACAGGCACTTGGCCGGGTTGCCCCGGAGAGGGAGGTCCCGAGGGCATTCCACCGCCACCGCCCATAGTATCAGACAATTTTCTTGCTTTGGCAAATAGTAAACCAACCAGTTCTCCGAAATACATCTTGGCAAGGTCTTCTCTGCCCTGCTTTAAAGAAGCCTGATATAGCGACCATATCCCTGCTTCCGGCAGGGTACGTTCTGCTATCTGCTCCTTGACTGCATCTTCAACCTGGTCTGCGTCCTGTATGCCGAGAATATTATCACGAATCCATAGGTCAGGTAGAAGCGGAGTGGGTCCTTCTCTTGCGATCTGGGCCATTCCATACCTGGACATATCATCTTCCGGTAGCTTGGGAGTGACCTTTATTTCAGGATCACCTCCATTACGAATTCTTTCTGGGGTAATCTCTTCTGAAAAATACATCCTGTTATTATCTTCGCCTGAAAGTTCAACAGCTTTAAAACTACCTGACTGGTACTGTACACAAAGCATATGAGTTATCTGCCTATAGGCTTGTTCCAGTGCTTTTACTCTTGGAGTAAGCACTGTCTCAACCCCTTGGCGAAGAGTATTTATAGCAAATCCTGAAAGCTGGAACTGAAGTTCTCCGTATACAGAGTGGGGTAGGGAGCCTCTTTGCAGCTCTCCTGCAACAAGTCCCATGAAGGCTCCGCTTTCCCTGCTCATCTCAAGCAGGCCAAGCGGTTCTATCTCTTCTCCCTGTCCGAGGGATATCTCTGTTCCCTCCTTGTATGGGTCTTCATCGAGAGTTTTTGTACCGTCACGGCTTTTAACCTTGAGTCCCTGTTTCCTGCTTCTTGCGGTAAGTTCGAGCATAACGCTCATCATAAAGTTATGCTTTTCATATAGGTCTCTTGTGGACTTAAATACGCTTTCTCCGTAGTCTTCTAGGGTATCTTCTATGGAAGACCATTCCATAGACTGAACTAGAGGAGTGGCTCCGACTGGCCCTATAAATGCAGGAACTCCGTCTGATCCGTGCGGGGTCCTCTTTTTAACGAATCTCCCGGGGATAACTACGGTGTTATACTCTTTATCGTAGTAGTCATATACGTCAACACCATCATCGTCTTCTCTTATTTCCCCAAGCCTGACGTCATACTGCGCTTCTATCTCTGCCCGGGTTTTCTTTATTTTGTAGCAAGCCCAGCTAAGTCCGTCTGACCCTACGCCCCAGTATGTATGGAGCGGGTCCCACGGAGTAACGTCAATAACAGTAGTTCCGTCCTTTTTCTTAACAAGCATTGCTCTTCCTGCGTACCAGCCTCTTACGGCTATGAACCAAGCAAGCTGATCTCGTATGGAAGGAACAAGCCTTAGGGCAAGTCTCTCGTCGGCAGACCGAAGCGCGCCTATAATAAATCTTTCTTTATCGTTATTTATCTCTCTTGTGTTACGAGGATTCCCATTTGGGGGAATCCGTACCACAAGTTCAGCTCCTGACATCCAAGCTACTATCTTATCTGCATAGGTTTGAGGCTCGTTTGAGGTATATGACTGGTATCCGTCCCCTGCATCGTAGTCATCGAGCTTATAAAGCTGGTGATCTGCGTCCATTCTCTGCCTGAGGGGGTGCGTATTATCGTAATGAGCATCGACCTTACTAATAATATCTTCTGGTTTTAGTCTTGGCATTATTTAGCCCACCGTTTTACCTTTATAAATTCTCTATTAGCTACATATCCGTAGCCGAACCTACTTACAAGTCCGTAGATCGCGGCTTTTATGGCGTGATTATTTTTATCTTCGGGCGTTTCACCTACTATATTGCCTTCCCTGTCTGTTTTCCACCGATATGCACGAGTCTGTCCGTCAAACGGGCTTGGAACCGCACCGAATTCTGACAGCGTTCCCCTACATTTCGGAGAGAATACCACTCTTGGACGGTTTGTGATAGGGTCTGGCTTTAGATATCCCTTTAATCTTTCTGTTCCCTCGTTAATTCTTATCTTCTGAGCATCAAGATATATCCCGGTTCGGTCCATCCACATCTCTGCGGGCGCACTCATGGCCTGATGCTGGTATCCAGCTATGTCAATCGTACCTGAGTGGACATCTTTCCACCACGGTTTGTTGAGGGCTATATCTATAATCTCATCTGTGGTCATTCCCTGTTCATATATCTCGTCAAAAACAACAATCTGATCATTAATTTCCTGCACCGCAACTACTGCATATGCTCCTGCGTAACCGGGGTCCATCCATAGGTAGACCTGTTCTCCCGGAACCCACTCGGCCTCAGAGTCTATATGC